AGCTGTAAAACCTGAGGGTCAAGGTATTGTATACGAAGACGCTCAAGAAACTTTCACTGCAAGGTACACTCACGAGACTGTTGCTTTAGCTTTCTCACTAACTGAAGAAGCTGTAGAGGATAACCTCTACGACAAAATCAGCACTAGATATACAAAAGCGTTAGCACGTTCTATGGCTAACACGAAGCAAATCAAGGCAGCTGCTATATTGAACAATGGTTTCAATGCTAGCTTTGCCGGTGGAGATGGTAAAGAGCTTTTTGCTACTGACCACCCAACGCTAAGTGGAGATCAAAAGAATGAGCTATCGACTGCAGCTGACTTAAACGAAACTTCGCTTGAGCAGATGTTAATTGATATTGCTGATATGAAGGACGAAAGAGGAATGAAAATTGCTCTTCAAGGAACGAAAATGATCATTCCACTTCAACTTCAATTTGTTGCAGAAAGACTATTAAAATCTGCTGGCAGAGTTGGTACAGCTGACAATGACTTAAACGCAGTTAGAAACATGGGAATGGTTCCACAAGGTTATGTGGTAAACAACTTCCTAACTGACACTGACGCGTTTTTCATTAAAACTGATTCACCAAACGGCTTGAAACATTTTGTAAGAGCACCAATCAGAACTGCAATGGAAGGCGACTTCGATACTGGAAACGTTAGATACAAAGCTAGAGAGAGATACTCATTTGGGTTCTCTGACTGGAGAGGTATCTTCGGATCACCAGGAGCGTAAACTTTTAAAAGTGGGCGAAATTAGTTCGCCCACTTTACCTAGTAAACAGTTACCGAGGCTGGCTAGGCAGTACAGTATAGTGACGAGGTAACGAATGCCCTATACAGGCAAAGGAGTATAACATGGCTACACATTTTAAAGGCCCAGTACTATTCTCAAATGCATCTGCATTTGAAAATTTAAAAATGGCTATGTGGCCTGATCAATTCACATATTTTGATGATTTTAATCAGGGTGCATTAGACGCAACACACAATTGGACTATCGTAAAAGATTCAGGAGCAAGCGCAGCAGTTGTTGCTGATGCTCTAAATGGTGAGGTAAATTTAACCTCAGCAAACACTACTGATAATGATGGTGCATCAATACAAGCAAAACAAGAATCTTTTGCATTACCTACATCAGCTGGTAAAAAATTATATTTTGAAACTAGAGTAAAAATTTCTGATGCTACGCAAACTGACTTTTTAGTTGGTTTCACAGAAACTTTTGCTACAAACCCAGAAAACGCTTTGTTATCAGCAAACGTTATTGGATTTGTAAAAGTTGATGGTAGTGCTATTGTAAAAGGAACTACTGAAGCTACTGGAACACAGACTTTAGTAACTTTTGCTGACACTACAAAATCAACAATGGAGAATGATACTTATGTAACTTTAGGACTTGTTGCTACAAAAGGAACAAACTTAAACAAAGTTGAATTTTTTATCAACAGAAACAAAGTAGGACAATCAACTACAAACATTCCAACAGCTAACATGAAAGTGATGGCTATGAGTGTTTCTGGTGATGCTACTGGACAAAAAGTTACTACAGTTGATTACATCATGGCTGCACAAGACAGAGGTGTAACTTACTCAAGCTCAAGCTAATATAACCGTGGGTGGGGAGTAATGGCCCCACCCTCTTACAAGGGGAATTAATTATGACACAAGTTGTAAAAAAATTATTTGATGGTGAAAGAAAATTAATTTACAGTTTTAATTTTACCATTGCAAGCACTACCGCAGAAAACTACGAAATAGACGTAACAGACGCAGCAAAATGCGCTCTTAATAGTAAAGGTCAACAAGCTAAGGCACTTACGATTAATAAAGCATGGTGGTCAGTTAACAATTCAGCAACAACTAAACCATTAAAATTGTTTTACGAAGCAACTTCTGATGATTTAGCGTTGACGTGTAATTTTGCTGATGATCAAGATTGGAGCACAATTGGTGGATTAAAAAATCCTAGATCGTCTGGATTTACTGGCAGTATAAAAGTTAACTTTTCTTCGGTAACAAACGACGATACAGCAACTCTAGTACTAGAACTAATTAAAGATTATACTTAGGAGTCTTAATGGCTTACTCAGGCACTAGAACATTTAATCTCTCAATAGAGGAGATAATAGAAGAAGCGTACGAAAGATGTGGTCTTGAGGTACGTAGCGGATACGATTTAAAATCAGCTAGAAGATCTATGAATCTTATGTTTTCTGATTGGGCTAATCGTGGTCTTAATTTATGGACCATAGATTACGCAACTCAGGTTATGACACCTGGGACAAATTTTTACCAATTAAATCAAAACCTAATTGATATTATTGATGCTACAGTTACAACAACAGCTGGTGCAACTGCTAATTTTGAAGGTGATGAAAATACTACAGATGTTTCTATTACAAAAATATCTAGAACTGAATACATGAATTTAACTAAAAAACAGGAAGAATCATCTGGTGATGCTAGACCCACACAATTTTGTGTTATAAATGGTCAAGTTACAACCAATGGTTCTAGTAATAGCGGAAGACCTGAATTTCCTATGACTTTGTTTTTGTATCCTTCCCCGGATAAAGCATACATTTTTAAGTATTTTTTCTTAAACAGAATACAAGATGCAGGTGCATATACAAATGAAGCAGATGTGCCTTTTTATTTTCTCCCTTGTTTAGTTTCAGGATTAGCTTATTATGTTTCAATAAAAAGAGCACCGCAGATGTCTGCAGGACTCAAAGCGGTTTATGATGAAGAATTTGACAGGACCGCTGATGCTAACCGAGAAAGAGTCTCGTTTAGAATTAAACCAGCGCAAGCGTATATACCATAGGAGGTAATATGCCAAAATGTGAAACATGTGGTCATACATGTCATTGTATAGTGAATGGTTCATGCACTATTGATAGATGTGATTGTGGCAATTGTGTTTGTAAAAAGGAGGACTAATGAGTAACCCAAGATATAATTCACAAACTGCTAATACAAGAAAAGGCAGTAAAGGTGGAGGAAAGTACGGTAGAGGTCAAGTAGAGATACCTAAAGCTATAGAAGCTGGAGCAATAACTACAAAAGGTATTGCACCTGCAAAAGGTAAAGCTGAGGAAATTTCTATTTCTAAAGGACAAGAAACCGGAACTGCTTTAGGAATGGGAGCAGCTACAAAAGGTGGCAAATACACCTGGAGTTAATGAATGGCATACGCTAAAGGAAAGTACGCGAAATTTATATCAGATCGTAGTGGATTAGAATATCCATATACTGAGATGGTAATAGAATGGAATGGTATGCGTGTTCATACAAGTGAGTATGAACCAAAAGCACCGCAGTTAATGCCACATGAGCATTCACCAGATCCTCAAGCGTTAGAACATGCAAGAGTTGCAAGAGTAGAACCAGCAACAGAAAGATTATTAGGATTAAATCCTTTTACACACGAAGCTGGTAGTAGTTTGATAAAAGTTTTTGAACCTGGTCATGGTAGAACCACTGGTGATACTGTAAGATTTAGAGATGCCACAGGTCATTTAGCTAGCACGATAAATGCTGATGTAGGTAAAACTATTACAGTGGTTGATGACAATTTTTATAATTTTGGTGCAGGAGTTTTTGCAAGCACAACAGTTATTTCAGGAGGAGGACAAGCGTCTGCAGGACCTGTCACATTATCAGCATGACAACATATACAGAACTAAAACAACAAATAAGAGATTATACAGAAACAGACTCTAGTGTTTTAAGTGACACAATTATAAACGATTTTATAGAACATACAGAAAACAGGATATTAAAAGAATTAGATCTACCAGTATTTAGATCTTATCAATTTTCTAATTTTACAGCTGGTAACGGATTTATAACTTTACCTGGTGGAGCAGCTACTGTTCCTACACAATATTCTGTTATTAGAAGTGTTATGATATATCCACCTTCTGGTGCAGAAGAAAGAACATATTTACAACAAAAAGATGTAACATTTATGGACGAATTTCATCCAGATAGAACAGTTACAGGAACACCAAAGTATTATTGTAAATGGGATTATAATACTATATACGTAGTACCAACACCAAGTCTTGCATTTAAAGTAGAGGTAGGTTTTATAAAACTACCTGACAGATTGTCAGCTACAAATAGTAATACTTGGTTAGGAGACAACGCACCTACACTTATGCTGTACGGCTGCCTTGTAGAAGCTTTCAAGTTCTTGAAAGGTCCAGCGGAAATGCTGCAAATTTATACGCAATCTTACGAATCAGCTATTCAAGAGGTTGCAGCTCAACAAATGGGTAGAGGTAGAAGAGACGAATGGGCTAACGGTGTTATCCGTGTACCTAGACCTTCTATTCTACCTGGTTATAGTAAACCAATGACAGGAGGACAATAAAATGGCAATATCATCATCAACTGTAACAACCAGTTTTAAAACACAAGTTCTTACAGGCACGCATAATTTCACTGCATCATCCGGTGATACTT